AGGAGTTTCCCATACAGATGTGTTGCTATTCCATTGTTTGTTGGATTTAGCAGACCATCTTTCAGTTGTTACAGCGTCTTGGATTAACATATCTAAGATCTCAAGATCGATCTCCATTGAGATATACTCACTCAATAAAGAAGTTAACTCAGCCTCAGCGTCGATGCTGTGGTAAGCGTTAAGATCTTGAGCGAACTCTGGAGTCCATTGTGCTTTTAACTTTCTAGTCTTAGCAACGATTGCTTCACTAGCTAGTTTAACATCAATAGATGGAATAGAGATTGAAGTGTCAACTGCTCTTGAAGAATCAGCTTCGAAGTCTCCTCTATCGTTATCAACTGGTTGTTTGTGATAAATTACAGATCCAGTTAATGAAGCGTCTACTGTAGTAGAAGATTTAGCAATAACGAAAGTTACGTCATTTCCACTTACTGTAGTCCATTTTGGTATTGTTACATCCGTAGATGCAGATAAAATTCTAAATGCTCTTACACCTTTTAGGTCAGCGTTTAATCCGCTAAAGCTTTTAGTAATTGTGTAGTAATCACCTGGGTTAGTCCCGTCTTGATAGTTAATAGATGCAGATGATGCAAGTCCAGCAGCTTCTGTTACAGATACTGATGCAGAGTTGATAGTATATCCAAACTGACCAGCGCCGTAAAGACCACCGCTTACTTCTTCATCAACTGACATTTTTGCAGATGCAGAAGATACGTTACCGTACAAGTTATCTCCAGAAGATCTTCCATTTCTAGAGTCTCCATATTTGAAGTCTAGATAGAATACAAGACCAGATGGTAAATTCATTGGTTGTACTGATACGAAATCTTGTGCAACGATTTGAGCGAATACTTTTCTTACTAATGGTAAGACGACTCCAGCCCACTGCTCACCAGCGCCTGCAGAGAAAGATCCTCCACCTACGTTAGTTGTGTTAGCTTCAGCAACTACTTGTTTAGCTTGGTTTTCTAAGATAACAGCCATATTGTTTTTGACTCTCTCATCAGAAATACCTTCTAATAAACCAGATGCACTCCACTTTTCAGCAAGTTTTACAGAGTCAGCTTGCATACTTTTGTAAGTATTCGAGCTCTCTAATAATTGATTTAATTCCATGATTTCTATAATAATAGTTTAATAATTAATTTTTAAATTATTCCGGCTAATTTCTGCATTCTTCTTACAGTGTCAGATACTTCTGCTATTACCTCTGGTTTAGCAGCTGTAGTTCCTCCAGCTTTAGAAGCCATGCCTAATTTAGTTTTTGATTCTTTGATAGTTTTAGTAGCTTCTTTTTTGCTAATTACGCTATCGGCAACAGTTTCATAAACTAATTTAACCTCTTTTACACTTTCTGCTTTATCAAAAGCAGCAATAATGTTTACTTTTTGACTTTCTGAAAGATCGTTAGATTTGAAGATCTTGTTAACATAAAGAAGTTTAGAGTTTAAAAGATTAACCTCATTAAGGTCTTTCTTAAGAGTTTCGATAGTTTCTAGAGCTTCGTCTAGTTGCTCTTTCATTACTCCAGACTGAACGTTATTTACGTTATGGTCTTTAGTATCTGATTCAGCTTCCATCTCATTCTTAATATCTTCGTCAACCTCTTCTTTTTTGTCTTCTTTCGCTTCTTCTACACTTTCGTCTTTGTCGTCTTTTGCTTCAGCTACTTCTTCAGTAGTATCAGCTTCAAGCTCTCTTAGAAGTTCATCTAAATCGATTTCTTCTTCTTCAGCGCCATCAACAGCAGGCTCTTCTAGTTCAGGCTCATCACCCATACCTTCAATATCGCCACCGTCCATGTCATCTGCAGGAGCTTCTCCAGCACCCATTTCCTGATTGATGATGTCTCTTATTAAGTCTTTGAATTGATCAACACTTAAGTCAGATAAATCTTCATCACCTTCAGGCTCATCAGCTGGTTCAACGTCGTCTACTGGAGCATCGTCTTCAGATTCTTCTGAATCATCCTCTGCTTCTTCTTCGCCGTCTTCTTCCTCAGCTACAGCTGGTACTTCTGTTAGATCTTCTTCGATTGCTTCGTCTTTTTTGTCGTCTTTAGCTTCTTCTACTCCTTCTTCTTCTAATTCGTTTACTACTTCTTCTTCTACTTTGGAATCTTCCATTTCTTGAAGTTTAGCAGCTAACATATCTTTTAGATGAGGAGTTAATGATTCTTCTAAAGCCTCCTTAGCGTTAGCAATGGCAGCTTCTCTTACAGATTTAGCTTCAGCAATAGCTTGCTTGAATAAATCCTTACTCATTTTAAAAAAATTTGTGGTTTCGTACGATTATTTAGAATCGTAATGTGAAGTTATAATATGTTTTTGATACAGTATATTGACTGTATATTCTTATATAAATATATACTAATTATCAAAAAACAAAAAACCCTGAAAAAATCAGGGCTTTATTTTTATTTTCCTAAGATAGCTTCGACTTCTTTTCTAAGTCTTTCTTCTCTTAATTGATCTTCAGTTTCAGCCATTCTTCCAGATCCTCCTCCGTATCTAGTTCCATCTCCTTTTGGAATCCCCGCTTTTCTCATTCCTTTTTGAATAGCACCCATTGCTTTATCAGTCGCAGCGGATGATTTATCAGAAAGTTTTTTAAACTGGTCTGGGAATTTGTCAGCTAAAAATTGTAATACTTGATCCATTCCAATTTTAGCGATCATCATTGATAATATCGTTCCCAATGCTGCCATACCAGGTCCTAGAATCTGTCCAATTAATTCTGCATCTTCTTCTAATTCTACTTCTTTACCTTCTTTATTGTACCATGTAGTATGTTGAGCGATTGAAGCCATATCAGGACCATCACCTTTCTTTCTATCTTTATTATCATGTACAGCTTCGTCTACTGATTCTCCGTATCTTCCTTTTCCTCCTCTAGTAAAATCTCCTATAGCGTCTTTCCCTACTAATTTATCAGTTAAATTAAAACCAAGTTTATCGTTGGCTTTTTTGAACTTGTCTGGATATGCTTTAGCTAAATAGTGCAATACTGTGTCTAGACCTACTTTAGCAATTAAGGTAAGAATTGCACCTGCAGCAACACTTGCTATTCCAGCAGCTTCTTCTACTGTTTCGCCTTCTTCAGCTACATCAGCTTCGTTTTTCTTTTTCTTATGGCCGTGATTACTTTCAGTTAATACTTCTAAATCTCCAACTGGGATATTCTTAACTGTTTTATTTCCTTCTTTAAAGAATACGTCATAATGAGTAACTGAATGAGTTCCATCAGCATTTTCTACTAATGTATGCTCTCCGTCTAAACAGATTCCGTATCCATAAGTTTCGTGTACTACGTGTGCAGCACAGTCATGCATGAATCCTGGTCCTGCTTCGTCTACTTTTTCTTCTTTAGCTTTTTTACCTTCTACTAAAAAATTTCTTAAGTCAAAGTTTTTCATTGTATATTCTTTTATATAAATAGTATTTAAACTCTAAAAGTTATTTTATCTTATTCCACAAAGGAAATATTGATTCGTTTACTGGTTTTACTCCTTGAGAGAAAGGTTCTTCTATATCTATCTCTCCGTTTGCTAATGCTGTTTTTACAGATGCTACCTGGTCTGCTTTTATGACTGGCATTTGTACTCTTGCAGGTGCTCCTGGTAAAATTTCTTTAGGTAATTGATCTGCATTATTTTTCATAATTTCCTTACCTCTGTTAGCATCTCCTTTAGCTCCTGGAATTAAAGATAAGGCTTTATTGACTTGTTCTGCTGTTTTAGGATATTCTCCTTCAAATCCATTTTTCATAGCTTGAGAGATAATTCCCTCAAAATTGTTTCCTGTAAATTCTGCTACATTTCCTTTACCTGGGTTTCCTTTAGTAATACCTAATTTACCTTTTGTATATAAGTTTAATGTGGTAACTAAAGCTCCTCCCGGTAAATCAATTTTAGTTACTTTAACTTGAGCTTTAGGACTAATAAGTGAGATAGCTGCCCATCTATGATGTCCGTCCATAATATAGTTATCGTTTGAAACTATATTTCCCATATCAACTCCATTGAACTTACCTTCTAAAAGTTGGCTAATAGCAATACTAAAAGCCATTTCTTTTATAATTTCGGTTTGAGCAGGTCTAAGAGCTCCTACTGCTATAGATACTTTTTTTCCAGCTACTTGATCATCTTCCTTGCTTCCATCTTTTTGTCCACCATTTGATGCAGCTTTGGCAGTAGTAACATCGATACTGTCTAATCCTTGAGGACTATCAGTACCTAG